AATTATATCTTTATGATCTTTCCAATTAAGTCCATCGGTTATATAATTAATTAAACGTATACCAGATAATTTTTTTGCTTTCATAATTTACCTTACATTATTAGTTTATAATATAATTATTACAAAAATATAAAACAAATATATAAACTATAATTAAATATAAATGGAGTTTATCATGATAGACATGTTTGATTTACCAACAGATAAAGAATTAATAAATAGCATGAATGTACAATTAGAAAGTACAAAAAAACAAGATGTTAAACCAGCTAAAGGATTAGATGTTAGTTCTATTTTTCCGGGTTGGACTCCTATAAATGATAATACATATACTACATATACGGATTATGCAACAGATAAACGAAAATTAGATAACTATATTGTATCAAATAATACAGGCGTTGTGAAAATGCCTAAATTTGATAAAGATATTGAAAAAAATCCTGATATAATGGATATGTGGGATAGTTTTATTGAAAAATCAAGTAAGCAAAAATTAAAAGATAATACCGGTATTGTCAAATGTACAGAAAATCCAAATAAAAAAGAACCAGTAATAAATGATACAACTACCAAACCAACAATAATAAGTAATGCTAGAGACGGTAAAGATAAACCAACAACACCAGTAAAAACAACTATTAAACAAATAACTAATAATGTAGATGCATTTGGATCAGTAACTGTGGATTCGTTTGCAAATACAGAAAAAATAATAGATAAAAAATTAAAACCAAAGGCATTATTAAAAACAAATACAACAAACATGGAAGGGAATTCTAAAAAAATTATTACAGAATTAGGAACTAATGAAGTTATTACAAAGACATATGCAAACAAGCCAAAAGAAACTGATTTAGTTGGTATAGTAAAAAGTTCTTCCTTATTTACAACAAACATTCATTCTAATAATAACGGTACAATATCAAATACAACAGATTTAAAAGTAAGTAAAGAAACAAAATCAAGTAAAGAAGGAATCCCTTATACAAACGATAACTCTAATAAAACCGTTATAGTAAAAGATTTTGATAAAAAACTATCAATTAATGATGTGAAATCAAAACTAGAAATAAAATCAAATGCACAAACCCCAAATAAAAACAATTTAATCGGAATTGTTAAAGTACCAAAGAATGTCTAATGTATGAATCACAGAGAAGATTAACAAGAACATCTACACCAGTACATCAAGGATATTTAAGATGTCGTATTGGTGCATTACCTGTTTCTTATGATCAAACCAATGATTCAAATGATCCAACACAAGCGCAAAGTGCTCCTGCCTCTGAGGTTATAAACGCAAACATTTCTGATTATGTTTTCACTGGTATGAAAATACGATATGTTAAAGAACACCATTATAAGTTTGTTACATATATACCAGTGCAAGAAGATAATGAATATGATGATATATTAACAATAAATATGTTATGTGATAATTTTTATGAAAATTATTGGGCATTACATCGATATTTGGAAACTATACAAAGTGGGCAAACTGATGCTTTCCCAATTTTAGATATGAATAATAGAATATATGGTTATGATCATAGATATAGAAATAGGTTATCATACATACCATTTATAGATATTCATTGTGGAGATGATACGGGTAGAGAGCATCAAATTTTAAGATTTGAAAGATGCCGAGGTGAAGGACTATCAAGTCCACAAATTACACCTGGTCATATAGATACAATAAAATTTACAGCATCATTTAAATTTGAAAACATTAGGATTATTAGATTACCAGATCCTAATGAATTAATGAGTGCTATCTGTGTAGCATCTGGCTTATAGGAGTTGTTATGCCTATTTCACATGATTTTGATAAAGATTCTAATTATTATATAACGCAATTTTATTCATATGCCCGTGGTCATATCTTAAATAAGTTTCATATATGTTTTTGGGGTGATTATGTTGATGAAGCTATAAAAATAATGGAAATGAATTCAGATGTTGATAAAAAAAATATAAACACGCAAAAAAAATTTAAAAATAAATCTATAGTAAAATATTTATTTAATGATTGGAAAAGTATTTTTTACAATACAGAAAAAAATCCACATATTTTATGTATGTTTTGGAATGCAACTAGCGTGACAATTCCGGGTACTAAAGCTAATGTTGAACAAAAATTTGGTATGGATAGTACAAAATCAATGAAATACCCCATAATAAACGGGCATCAAACAGAAAATTTACAATTAACAATTAAATTTGTTGATGATCCCTACATGATGTGGTGGCATTTTTTTAATGCCTTATTTAATTGTCAATTTAGTCCATTAATATTAAAACCAAGAAGTACTTTTCATAAAATAAATTGTGGCATTGATGTATTAGGCGATAGACCGTGGGTTGAACAGGGTTCTAATAATGAAACCGATGATAAAAATTATAAACACATTACAGATTTAGATATTTTACAAATGTTTGAATTTAATTCAATTGTATTGGAAAATGTTCCTGATGTTATTCCTGATAACGATGCACAAAACCCAGCATCATATACATTAACGTTTAAATTACCCAATGCATTTCAGGGTTCTTTTAATGTATCTGATAGAGGACTAGCAGATAACACAACGCTTGGTATAAATGGAACATCGTCAACGGATGATGCAACAGATAAAAATACATTATATAAACAAGATGGAAATCAAAAATATAATGTTAATTTTTTCGAAAATGAAGCAACAAAATTACCAAACCAAGTTGGTGAATTTAATGCACTCAATGTAAAAGATTATAATTCGTGGAAATCAAAAAATCAATAAAAGAATTTCCAATTAAATGGTGTTGATGTACATTTTTTAATTATATCCGTTTTCATAACATCAAATAGGTTTTTATGATTTAAATTATATTCTGTATTTGGTCTAGGATGTTCCATATGCATTACACCAGATACAGAAAATGGCACCAATTGAATCAATATTCTGGTTATCCAAGCAACTATACCCAAAAAACTATCTTCTCCACCCCAATGTTCATCAAACTTAGAATTAAATATTCTATTTTCATTAAAATATATATTATTAAATTTATATAATCTATCAACTGCTTTTTTATTTAATCCCATATTGCATGACCATGTAATCAAACAATTATTTAATAATGTAGTATTTGAGATTAATGCACCATCATTTTTAAATAAGTCTAAATGAAACATATTCTGATCATATTCACGCTTATCTTTCCATCCATATTTTTTTTCTAATCGTTTTCCTACAGTACATATAGGTTCATTTATTGATAATATTTTATTATGAGATTCAACTAATTTTTGTTGTGGAATACAATCATCATCTATAAATATATACTTATCATAGGTTTTAATAGCTTCAGCTAATCCAATATCTCTACATTTACCAGCTAGAAAACCCGTGCCGGTAGTATTTTGTAATACAGTAATATCACTATTTGATGATAATGTTGGTGGTATTCTATCAAACACAACAAAAGCATGACAATTTTGTTTTTTTAGTGAATCTAAAATTTTTGATAAATAAATTGTATTATTACACGGAATAATAGCACATATCATTTTATTAATGTTCGTATTCGTTGGCATAAATCTAATGTTTTATCCCCATATAAACTAATCATATTTTTATATGTATCATATAATTTAACATTATTTCTTGTTAATGGTATTTCAGATAACGTATTATCATTAGCTATAAATACTTTTTTAGAATTAAACTTTCTGATTGTATTATCAAAATACGTATATGCCCATTCATTTAATGTCGGTGTATATGCAATAAAATTATTAAAACAATCAAATTGAATTTGTGGTATATTTACATCATTAATATCAACAACAGTTGATACCATTTGCATTCTGTCAAACATACCACCAACATAGTTCATATAATAATCAATTCGATTATCCATTATTGTTATTGATGCATCATTTACATTTCTGTTAGATATAATGCGTTTTACTTCTTCTGGTGATTTATCAATGCACTTTATTGAATATTTTTCTAATAAAGAATGACATAATTCATTATATGATATAACAGGCTTATACCAAATATCTTTGTATTCGGGTTCATCAATTAAATCAAAATTAAATTCATAATTTAAACCAAGCATTGTAAATTGGGATATTTGTAAACTTGACCATCTAGTATTTGCTAAATTTTTTATTATACTCTCTGTAAACCACTTTGGTAATTTTGATTTATATGCAGTTAATAATTTTGATGGTGATAAGGTCATATCATTTTTTATTTTATTTATATTATTATTTTTCAATGATGTTGATACACATTTCCATTCTTTTTCATCATCAAAACTTGTTTTTGTAAATGGGTATTGAATAAATCCATTTGAACTAGTTTTAAATTTAATTTTATCATATGGTATATAGATGTATTCTGGATTATATATATATGAATATTTTAATTTTGGTAAGAATTGTAATAATAACATTATATCATTGTTTGATATATAATCGTTAAAATTATCAAGTGGACTCCCTAAAGGACCAGTTGCATAAAATACAACTTCAGTTTTATCACTCTGTGTTAATATAGATATAGCTTCTAATACTGCATCTATTGAATACCCAATTATTATTTTTTTCTGCATATTTATCCGTTAAAAGTTATATCATTTTTTACTATAGGTAATATATATTTATCAAGCCAAGCTGTCGATGGAAATCCTAATATAATATCAAATATTTTTCCATTTTCATCACAAAATAAATGCATAGGTAGTTTTGTAAAACCCAAATCATTATATATTAAATTATTGTGTGGTTCTGGTTCAACAACTGATTTAACTGATCTTACTGGATTATTAAACAAACCATATTTATGAAACCAATCCCACATATCAGAAAAAGACGATCTACATTCTTCACAATCATCAGCTTGTTCATAAAAACTAAATATCCATAAAATAGTTCTATTATTCAATTGAACATCACTAAACGCTTCTTTTCCATATTCAATAAGTCGCTCATTGAGTGGTTTGTAAATTCCTTGTATTACAGCTTTTTCATCACAACATGACATACATATTTATACCTTTCTTATATATAAATTATGTTATTTTTTATTGTTTGAACAAGTTTCCAACGTTTTTTTCGTTTAATATAAGCCAATTTACACCTCTATTTTTACACCACACTTCAGCGGCATTCCATTTAGCGGCATTAACCATAACATCCATGGTTGTCATATCAAAATTTATCTTTTTCTTTCTAAATTTTTCCAGCTTATTTGCATCTGTGGTAGACTTTGATAATTTTGGTTCTTTAGGTAAAATCATATATTTAGTTGGTTTTATTTCTATTAAATATTTATTTATATTACCATCAGAATATTTACATTCACAATATATATCGGGTTTATATAATGCGGTTTTTAAATAATGTGGAGAAGCATATACTATTGAAAATGGTTCATATCCCCATTTTATTATGAAAGGATTTATATCCATTAATACAAATATTTTTTGCTCCCATTCAGATTTAAATACTGGGAATGGTATATTAGACATATATTTTTCAGGATGTACTAATTTATAATTCCCTTTATGGGTATCTTTATAATAATTCATACTTAGATTACCTGTGAATATATATTATAAAATGATTTACTTAAATCAGAAAAATTAATTACATATTTGGTTTCTAAAAATTTGTTAACAATAGTATCATTATATTCGCTTTCAACAAAATAATTTTCTTTATCATTTTCAACCATATTAACTATTTCAGATCGATTATCATTATTTGAAAATAATCTTACTGGATGTGAATTAAAATCAACATTCATTGAATCTAAAGAATCTAAACAGTTCTTTAATTCTACATATGTATCGGTATCAATAGCATAAAAATTTGTAAATCTAATCAACTGATATAATTTTTCAGTAAAATAATCATCTTTACCATTTGTCAAACATTTTGCAACATTTAATAATATTTGTTCTTCATATTTTGTAATTGAATACGTGCCCACATTTACATCATTTTCCGTCTCTTGTGATGATGAAAATAATATTGACTGATCAAGTGCATTTAATGTTTTATCACTATTATTTGTTGTTGATTCGGCTGTTGTCATGTTGCTAATTGAATCGTTTATAGAATCAAACGGTTTTGTTCCTGAATCAGAATCAGTATATAAATCTCGCATAACAGTATCACGAGAAGTTGCACTGTTTACTTTGTTTGCTATACACATGGTATATAAATCTATCTCAAATGCTCGTCTCCAATAATAATCATCAAGTCTTAAATTTTCATTAATTTCCTTAATTTTCAATTTCATTTCTTCGGTAAAACTTGGACATATGGATTTAAAACAGGTTATCCAACCTTTTATAGTATTTATCATATCAATGATAGACATACCATAATATGATATTCCATTTTTATATTCGGTTGTATATACAAAAAAACATTCGGAATATCCTAACAATTTTATAAATTCATTAACATTTATTTTCTTTGTTAATAATTTAGAATATTCTTTTATTAATTTTCTCAATGGTTTTATAATTGAATTAAATATATATTTTATCCATTTCTTTATATATTTACAAATTTCGTTAATATTATCATTTACATATTCATTAACCCAACTATTTATAGAATTTGCTACTTCAGTTGAATCTAAAAAAATACCAGATTTTTTTACACATTCGATTACTTTAGTTGCATTATCTGTTATATCATTACCATCATCATCTTTAGTGCATCCTGTTAATGTAGCAATCCATTTGGTCATACATGGGCAATCATTCATAAAACTTATTATACTATCCCAATCCACACCTAATGTTGAATCTACGGATATTATCAATTTATTTGTAGCATCTTTTATAATACTTTGAATACAATTTCTAATAGCAGTAGTATAATTTAATAAAGCATTTTTTAATCTAATTCTAGCAGTATCAATTTTATCAAAAACAACATAAGCCAGTTTTGTTATTATATTAATATAATGCAATAACATAGCAGACCAATTTGAAACTAAAGAACAACTTTGTTTATAAAAAGGAACATTTTTAATATTACCTAAATACGAAAAATTAGTCATTCCAGAAGATAATGAATTCATATCATTATAAACACTTGTAATTGAGAATGGTAATTGAGAATTTATCCAATCTATAACAACTTGACTACAATCTGTATTATTAATATAATTTGATTCGCTCTGTATGCTATTTGCTAGATTATTAACAGCATCGGTAAATGATGTTAATATTGTTTTACTATTTCCATTTCCTGTTGTACCTGAATTTAGTGAATAATTAGTAGTTTTTGATTCACTTGCCGTTGTTGTTCCAGAAGATGATGCGGCATTTGATATTCCAGAAGATGAAACATTTTGATTAACTATATTATCTATACATGTTGCTGCCATATTATAACACCTGCGATTTATCAAAATTACTCATAGAAACTAATGAAGGTATACCAGTAGTGTCATCATTAATAACAATAGGTATAGAATCACCAACTTTATATCGTATATGTTCTACTAATTCTTTAATTTTTGTATATTGATAATTTGTATAACCACCCATAGTTTTATTTGATAAATCATTAGAAGCAACCAATAATATTACAACTGAATCAATATTAGTTTTTTTATTTTTATTTAATGTAACTGTGGTATTATTTCCATAATAACTATCATTATTAATATCAACAAATTGTACAAACCCGCTATTTTTTATTTGTGGTGTAGTAGATATTATTTCTGGATCACCTTCAACTCGTCCTACTAAATAGTGGCAACTAAATTTTGAATTATTTTCTACTATTTTTGCGGATGTTTCTGGGAAAGAAACTCCATTTGTTATACTTATAAAAATAAATTTTGCTTTTTTACCAGTTCGTTTTATATAATTTTCTGTGTTATGATATTGTATATTTTCAACAACTGTACCAGTTGAATCATATATTGCATTTGTTTCCACATCAGAATCACTAATAGGATCGCTTGCACTTATCTGCGTAGTATCTTTATTTGCCGTTAATGTTCCATTAAAGGCATCTATTGTTGCTTGTGATACATGTGATATTGACGCATATTCTGTGCCTTGATTTAACCCACCATTTGCTTTATTGTTTCCTACTGGCATAGCGGTAAATATATCAATTGTCGCTTCTGTCAATACAGGATGATTTTTTATTCCAGTATTATTATTTGCACCATAGCCAGCATTGCTATATGCTTTATCAGAATCATACACACTCATGCCATTTTGATCAACGGTTATATTATATTCTGTTATATTATTTACTATATTAGTAATATTTGTATTTCTATTATATATCATATAATAACCATCAGTTCCTAAATTAGTATATGATATATATGGATATTGAGAAACATATTCTTTAGGTAAATAATTAGCCGATTGGGAAACGGCAACATATCTTCCCATATTAATGTTTCCATGAAGAAATTTCACTTTTAAATAATATCCCTTTAATGGAACTGATTGCTGACCATTTATTAATTCTGGATATACAAATGGCTGTTCATTATCTTTATATGTATCAGTATAACCCAATATTTTAGCTCTAACCCCACCACTAGCGGTAGGATCTATTTCATTAGTTATTACTATTGCATCATATAATCCATCTTCTAATATCATAACACTGCCTTACTATAATTATCAATATCTATAGTTTTAAACACATTTAATGTTGCTTCCAATCCACTATCGTTTATATGATTTGATATTAATTTTATTTTTATTATATAATCAGAAGTTTCATCTCTGTTAGGTACATTTAACAAACCACTTTTCAAATATCTACCCTGTAATATTGCTTTTTCGGCTACTATATATTGATCAGTATATATTGGATCAATAGTAGGCATTTCTACTAAACTGTTTGGTTTATATGTTAATACATTAATAAGTGATCCTATTTCTGGGCCAAGTGAATTATATAATGATACATATAATACTTTACCATATGTTGCCAATATTCTCTCCCTTATATCAGGAGATAATGAATATAATTTATGTGTATTGCTTGGATAATTTTGTATTAGTTTTACATCACCATAAGTAGAATTTTTACTTATATTCATCTGTGTACGTAATGTTTCTTGTGTATTATCACCCAACGATTTCATAACATTTGAAAAACAGTCACCCTTACAATTTCCAACATTTACACTTCCGTTTGATATTGTACTAAATACTAAATTTGGATATAATTCTTTTAATTTTGATCCCAATAAGTTTTCTCTACTTTCATTTGGATATAACCATATTTTTATTCCACTATTAGTATCTGTATATGTTGATGCCGATGTACTCGATAATGCATTTTTATTATATATCATTGCATAACGGGAACCCATTTCTTGTGATAATTGAAATGATGAGATCGCATATGATGCATAATTTTCATCAAAATACCAAAAAACATAATCATTTTGCCTAATGGTATGTGATATTATTTCAGTAGCACGAGATTCCATATTATCAGATATATACTTCCAAACCATATTATCATTCGTATCTGCCATATTATTTTCATTTAATATATTTATACATTGATAAGCATTATGTGTAAATGATTCTTTAATAGCATCTAAGCTATTCCCTGTATACGCATATGATATGGGTTCCAACGATTTGGGTGTTCCAAATTTAAATTCTATTTTAAATTCGGTTTGTTTTCCCGATACACCATTTAATGCCGAATTTATAATGTAAATAGATAATTCTGATGTATCTAATGATGTTATATCAGTACCAACAAATAAAATATATCCATAATCACCAGTATTTATCTTAAAATCAGGATCAGCATTTATTATTAAACTCACCTTTCCATATGGTATATTATTAAAACCGAGTAATAATTGAAAATCAATAATAGAATCCGCAGTAAATATTCTATCATTTATATAAAATCCAATATTAAAACTATTTCCACTATATTTATCTAGCATTATGTATCCTGCAATGTATTATATCTACTATACCACGTTTCCATTGAATCATATGATGGAATTAATAATACTTTATCTAATATTGCTTCTGTTATAACACCATTAACATTATTATCATATGATATCCACGTATTATCACCAACAATAATATCATCCATTACTTTATTATACTCTTGTTCTAATTTATCACCAGTATATCCTTTTAAAATCAATTCATTTCTTACAGATTCATCATATTTTCTTATACCAGGTCTAAGCATCATTATATTACGCATTTTATTTGCCGCACCAATAACTTTATTCATAAATGGTGTATTATACTGGGCATAACTAAATAAATCTAAACGACCTTGTTGTACCGATGGTATCGTTTTATATGAATTATAATTAAAAGAATTATTTCTTAATCTTGGATATGTTTCAGTTGTCATATTATTTATTTTCCTTTGAACCAAACATTTCATCGCCGATTATTGATATACATTTATTATTAGGTCCAGGATTCATCCAATATTTAAATTGAATCTTAGCAGACATAAATATCGGTATGTGGGCTCCTATAGAATTTTGAAATGTTTCTGTTGATGGTTGTAATGTAACATTTGATATAACCATTGGCTCCAAATCATATATATGACCAACCGAAACACGAACTGGAAGTGGAGCCAGAGTAAAATTACCACCAAAAAAAGTATCTATATCGACAGCAACAGTTGCCACTGCTGATGTTGCTGTCGCTAATGCCGAACCCATAGATTCGACGGCATCAGGAAAATTTATTACGGGTGTTGTTGCTGTTGCATCATCTGTTGTTGCTGATTCGTTTGTTGATATTGCAAAATCGGTTTTAAGATCCTTAATGGTAGCAGCAGAAACAGAAACAATCTGTGTTAATGCTGTTGATACCGCACTAGTTAACGCCGCTTTTATATTTCCTTGTGTTAATGTTACATTACGTACATATGCTA